ATCTGAGCAATAATACCTTTTGATACATTTTCGCTAAAATCAGCTTTTACACCTAGATTTCCAAAAGATACAAGTTCTTTTATTTTATCCCAAGCACCTTCTACAAGGCTCATTTTTTGAATTGCTGTTGAGTATTTTTCTACTAAATCGTTTGCCTGATCTCCAAGATCTCGTAAACTAGTGCTGCGAGCATTTAAGGCTATTGCAGAAATAGTGTCTCCAAATTTTTTGCTTACACGTTCCGCGTTATCAATAGTTGAAGTATATGTTCTAGAAGCTTCTTCTAAACTTGCTAACTCTTTTTCAGCTTTGCTAAAGGCTGAGTATAACAATGTAATAACACCAACTAATACACCCACGATACCAAAAGCAGCACTTAATGCACTAGCAAATATACTTACACTAACAGCAGCAGCATAAAATGCGCCAGTAACTTGAGTGCGAAACTTATCCCATTGATTCATATCACGGGTAGTATTTATACGTTTATTAAGCTGGTCTATAGCATACCCAAAACCACCCGATTCAGTTTCGCTAGTAACTTCGGATAAAATGCTTAATCTTTCAGATCTAGCACCTGCTTTTCTGCTAATTACTTCCCTGGCCTTAGCCTCAGCATCAAATTTATCTGCTTTTGCATAGGCAATATTTTCTGCATCATTACGTACTTTTTGAGCTTTAGTAACAGCATCCTCAGCAGTCTTTCTTTCATTTAAAGCAGCAGTTCTGCGCTTTTCTATTTCTAGAGTTTTTTCTCCTGCTGTTTGATTGATTTTTTCTGCGTCTGCAATATATTTTCTATCAATATAATCTTGATCATGAACAGCTTTTTGTTTAGCTATTTTTGCTTTTTCTAGAATATCTTTATCACCAGCAGATAAATTGGTAACTTTTGATTTTTGATAGTCTTCGTCAATTTTATTAAACTTTAAAACAGACTGTGTATACTGACGCTCTGCATCCTGTAAATTTTTATTAAATTTAGGCAAATCATATTTTGCCTGAATTTTTTCAACAAATTTCTCACCAAAACTGGTATTGATATCTTCAGCTTTTTCTTTAGCTACTTTAGCTGCTTGTTTTAAATTATCCTGCCATTGTGTTAGTGCAGGAATTGCCATTGTAAGTAGCTTAGACGCTAATCCAACTAATGCTAAAGTTAAAAGACCTGAATTATTTGCCAATACACTAGCTAAGGGTCCAACAAACTTATTAATAAGCGATAAGCCTGCTTGAGTTAAATTTATAATAGAAGCTTCTAGTTGTTTATAAGGATTAGCTGGAATATCTATATCTTTAAATTTATCATTAGCTTCTTTTAAAACAGCATTAGCAAATGCTTGTCGTCTTTGAAAATCTGTTAATGCAGTAACTGGTTTACCAATACTACGAGCATAATCTTCAGTGGCTTTTTCAATTTTTGTAAAAATACCTAGTTCGTCTAATAATTCTGGTTCTAGCTTAGTAATACCACGCGTTAATCTACTAACCGCATCTGTAGCATCAATACCAAGTGCTTGGGAAGCCTTTTTTGCAGCATCACCAATTTGTAACATTTGTTTACTACTTAAACCAGCGCTAGTACCTTTTGCAACTGCAGACATTGATTCACGCAGACTAATTGCGCCGTCTGTAGCTTTTACAAAATTTTGAGCAAGAGCGCCTAGTGCAACACCGCTTGTTGCCCCTAGTTGATCTAAGCCTTTAATCATATTAGTTGTATCTAATGCATCTTTTAAGGCATTAAAAGCACTTACAGCAGCATAAGTATTAGCTGCAACAGTTGCATAAATACGAACTAAACCGCCTAAGCCTTGTTGTTCATTAGCAAAATCACGAGCACTAGCTCCAGTTAAACCACTAGCTCCTCTGGCTCGACCATATTGCATAGAAGCTGCAGTTAACTGTTTTGATTTTTCAAGTTCTTTGTTATAAGCTTTGCCTTCACTAATACGTTCACGCATACTGCCGCGAGTATCTTCAACGCTTAAATCAATTTTAACAGTTTGATTTGCCATAGTATCTCCAAGTACTCTGCAGCAACTATAATATTAGCTGCATATTTTTACGTATACCAATTATACCATATAGGCAAATAGGTGTCAATACAAAAAATTTTATAACAGCAACAAAAAACCCGCGTATTAGGCGGGTTTTTTTGTTGTTTTAGAATTAACTTGTTCTTGTCTAACTTGATCAATTATACGCACAAGAATTAGTATATACTTATAGTCTGCTGGCTCAATTTCACAGGCAAAAAAGATTTCATGTATGCCAGTTAAAGATTTACCTAAATACAAACCATTCATGCCCTCCCATTGATCCTGCAACATTCTATATACAATAAAAGCTTGTTGCAATTCTAATGGAAAGTCATCAAATTCAACTGGAATTTCTTCTTCTACAGGTTCCGATCCCAGTTGTTCACACATTTCAAAATAACTTTCCTTAGTCATACTAAGACTATTATTTTGCATATAGTTTACTAACAGCCTATTTACTTCTGTAAGCTGCCAGTCGAAAAGTTTCCCAATTCACTTACCTGCTCACTAATAAATGCATCAAAATTACTACTATTTTTCATTAAGTAGAGTGCATTTTCATTAGTAAATTCTAGGTAATCTTCTGAGTCTTGACCAGTTAAATCAACTGGTGCTAATTGCTCTAAGTATTTAAGTTTAAATCCTGACCAACCTTTGATAGCATTTTCAGTATAAAGTTGTAGAAAAAGATCTTCGTTAAATTCTTCTTGCGGCTGACGATTTTTAAAAGTGGTTTTTGTAGATTTTTTGCGAACGTTAAGCAAAATTTCCCTAGACAAGAAACTAAGTTGTAGTTTAAAACCCGGCATACCAGGATACTCAACTTCAACTGACTTGGAGGGAACTAGGAGCGATTTAAGGGAAAGAGTGGACATTAGTCACCTTGGTTAGTTGGGGGTGGACCAGACATAGAGTCTGGCCCGGTATTTAATTAAATTTATGCAATAGGTGCGTAGTATCTAACTTCAAGTTCATTACTAGCTGTAATATCAAATGTATCTGTAGCATTGCTGGTTGGTGTATAACCTTGAGCAGTAAAGTTAATAGTTGTGCTAATAACTTGTTCTGTTGCAATAGTAGGAATTTGTACCACAGCAGCACTAAGATCAAATTCTACACGAGTAGCATTTGAGGCACCGCCCATAGCAATAACTAATTCATATGCTGGGTTTACATCTGTAATATTTGAACTACTAAGCATGTCAGCTAATAGTGTAGCAGTAAAGTTTGCCCCTGCACCACCACGCAAATAAGCTGTTACATTACCAGTAATACTGCGTGTGCCTGTAAAGTATGTACAAGGTTGATTAACAATACCCAAGTTTGCTGGTGTTAGGTAGGTAACATTATTACTAATTGTAATATTACCACCTGTTAATGCTAGTGTATAAGTTTTAGAAGTACCTGATTCAGCATTAATGCTCGACTTTAGGGTCATTGTACTTAACTTATTAGCAATATATGGCGCATAAGTAATTTTTGGTTTAAATGATCCTGCACTATATCCACCAGCCATTGTTCCACCAGTAGAACTACTAGGTGTACCGCTAAAAGTAACTGTACTGGTTGGTGTAGTCAAAGTAGTTGCTTTGCCAGTCCAAGCAATAGTAGCAATTGCATCAAGTCCAAAATCAATAGTTGCTGTATCTAGTGTACAATTTTCAATAAAGAAAGTTGTGTCATCAAATACAATAATCATACCAAATTTTTGTAGTTGGTGAACTTGACTATTGTTAGTAACTACTTTAGCGGGTGAACTGCTAGTAGTGACAATAGTTACACCAATTACTAAACCAGAACCAGTTCCACCTAAATTACTATTAGAAGCTGTAAATTTCATAGCTGATGTAATACCCACACCAGCATCAACAATACTAACGGTTGTAACGACTCCGGAAGGGTTTACAGTAATATCAGCAATTGGATATTCAGTAATATCACCTACAGTGCCACCACTTGACCAAGTTAATGGTACTGAATAATAGGTTGTTCCAGTAGTTGCTGCACCAACATATCCACTACCAGCAGTATCAATAGTAAAAGTTGCGGCAGAAGTAGCACCGCGCTCTAACCAAGCTGCACCTGTAGTACCAATCGCCTTGCTACTAAACATTGCGTTCCATAAGCAACGCTCTTCAGAAGTAACAAATCCGCCAGTAGTAGTCTCATTACTATCACAAGGACGAAGGTAGGTTGAAAAACTAAAATCGACTGGATCAAGTGCAGTATTAAAGCTGCGTTGTCCACGAACAGGCGTTGAACCTGCTTCATTAAGGGTAACTGTTTCAGCAGTAGTTCCTTGACTAAAACTAAATCCATCCAAAACTTGGATTTCAAAAGTATTAGAGCTAGTACCACTACTAGCAGTTGTATTAATCTTACCAGTATCTGCATTTACGTTAGTAGTAAAGAATACCCTGGCATTACGGAGTAAATTGACGCCCATGTCATTTCCTTTTTGTTAATGCTATAGCTGCATAAACTAGACATTTATCTGTTTTTAGCACTATTAGCATATTTAGTTACGAGACTTGATACCTTACTTGTAGATTGATTTCTCCAACCGCATAAGGCGCTAGTAATCCTTCATCAGTAATAATTGACTGAACTAGGATCTCAGTTGTAGATTGGTTGTTTACCGAATTGTATACTATTGCTCTATTAGCATCAATACAAGTTTCTATATCAGTTAATAAGGATTCTAGTTGTTCACTGCTGTATTCACCATGGCAATATACTTTAACAGCAATACCTAAAAAACCCCAAGCAAATCCTGCTGGATGATATTCACGGGTTTCACTACCTGGCGTTAAGAAAACGCTAGGAAAATCATCGATTTCATCCCAGAACTTTAGTTTAGCATAGGCATTTTTAAAAATATTGGTTTTGTAGGGATCTTTGCCGTTAATTAGGGCTATCTTATCAGTCAGGGCTTTTACAATTTGTGTTCTTGCACTCATATTAACACCGCCCTTAATCTATTTTTTATTTGGGTTTCAGCAATTTCCCTGATTGATTTGCTTATTAACAGTTTAGGGTTGCGAGTTTTTGGAGATTCTTGACGCCCACCTTCACTAAATGTGCCGTAGGGATTACGCATATAGTTATAAAATACAGTAATCATACCTTCGCGGCTTTGGGTCATTCGTTCTACTTTTGCACTTTCAGCAAATCTGCCAGTGCGTAGGTTTAAAATATCACTACGACTGCCAGTACCCATATTTTCTTTAATAGTTTTTGCTAATAGACTATTAATTAATTGCTGTAAATTAACTAGACTATATGACTGGTTATCCCGTATTTTTAATTGATTTCTAACTTTGGTTTTAGTTTTAGTAATATCCGACTTTGCTTTTTTTAAATCAGACTTGGCTTTTGCAATACTTGCTTTTGCCTGAGCAACTCCTGATACAGACTGCAACTTTAAATTAGTAGCTTCAATATTACCGGTGTATTCTTCGGCATATTTTTTACGATTACCAGTAATTGCGCTTACTAAAGAATCTTCTACTAGTTTAATAATAGGTGGCGAAGATTCTAGATTTACTAGGTTACTGTTTGATAAACCTTGGTCTATAAAACCTTTTATCATGCCTTGCATGGCTTTTTCAAGTAAGTTATCACCACTTTGATAACCTACACTATTTAAAAAGCCTCTTATACCTGTATTACTACTTTTACCAACTATAGTACCAACTCCACTACCGGTTTTTTGCTGTGATGCAGCTCCCATCCATTGAATTAACCAGCTACTATCCGTTTTTCTATATTGAGCAAAAATTGCTGCATTTAAATCTTGGCCTAGACTACTAGCTGCTTGATCTAATTCTTCTAGTGAATCTAATAGGCTATCAATAAACTTATTTAAACTATCAAGTTCTTTTTGTACTTGTTCTGGTTTAATAGGTTCATTCGTTTTAGGATCTCGTCTATCTGCTAAACTTAATGTTTTACCAATACTTTGTCGTGTTCTTTCTACTAGAGTATTAGCCCATCCATAAACATGACCTTTATCAAAATCATAGTTTTCTATGTTTTGTGCAATACCTACAGATAAACCTGTTACACCACTGTATTGTTCTAATATTTCCGCTATTTTTGTATTTAGGGTATCAAATTTAAATTTTTTAAATATAATTGCCTGCGTACCGTTAGGAGGACTAAATATTTCTACTAAATCTGTGCCACTAACACCAATATCGGCTTTAATTAAATTAAAGATATTATTCGCCAGCTGTTTATTACCAACTACTTTTTCTAAGTCAGCTATAGGTAATATAAAATCAACTGTAGAACTTTTAATTTCTTGTTTGCTAGATCCGCGGGTTTGATGTAATACCGAACTAGTATCTTGGCGGCCTTCTGCCCAAGATTTAAGTTCTGGTATATTTTTCATTATCTCTCTAAAAGCTTTTGCGCTCATGTGTAGTCTGACCTGTACATATCTAGCACACGTCGAATATGCGCTGGTAAACCTGTAGTTGAAATATATTCAATCTGCACGCTGTTAGTGCCTGGCGCTTTAGTGCTGTGTACACTCATATCATTTTTACGATAGTAGGTCACTAAGTCCATGATAGCTAGTGCAACGTCTGCGGGCACATCATCATAGCCTGCGCGATAAGTTACGCGATAGCCTTTAATTACTTCAGGAAAACCACGATTAACTGTAATTAGACTATTAACTGCGTTAGTATTTAAGCTTCGTACTTCATTGCCATCTAAAATCCAGTCTTTGTACTGTACAAGATTAGTGTAGGTTTGACCAAAGTCTATGCTATAGCCAACACTAGCAACACTAATAACAGGATTTTCAGCTAATAAAAACTTGTTTACACCGCCATTAAAGTACTCGACTTTGTCTGCATCAACATAGTCTACAAAAGTCCTGCCACAATACTTTTTAACAAATTCGCTTACGCGAGGAATAAGTGCAGTAACTTCTGCATCATAGTTATTACTTTTGATTCCGGCATAAGTTTTATATTCTACTAGGGTAATTAAATTTAATGCCATGATATTCCTCTATTGTCTTTTATATAGATTTCTAGAAACCCATATAAAAGACAGGGCCTTTCAGCCCTGTCAGTACTAATCTAAAGATTAGGCGGAGTAAATTAGACGAGTTACACCTGCACCGTAGTTGCTTGTAACTTGTGTAAAACCTGTACGCAAGCTAGCAACCATAACGCGACGCTGTGTCTCAACCAATTCTTGTGTGTCGATACGTAGACCACGCTGGTTACCAACAACGAAGTTGCCAGGAGCAACGCAAATTGCACCAACGTTAGCAAATGTAGTACCGGCTGTTGCGCTAGGATCACCAAGCTCGCCAGAAACTAGTACTGGTGAGTTACCGATCTGACCGATTTGGCCAGTAAGTAGTGTAGCAGCAGGTCCAACTTGGTTCATTGTCTGGAAAACTGTGTCCTCAAGTAGGTTGTAGTAAACGCTGCTGTTAACAATGTAAACTACATCTGCTGGATCTAGACCCCAAACACCTAACTGCTTACGCATATTACGTAAGTTAGCAACTGTAACAGCTGTTGTAGTATTAGTAATACCAGTTTGTGTTGAACTACCAGCTGCA